CTGCCGTAAATACCTGGAGTGGTAGTAATATATCAGCAGCAGCTAGTGCTGGAATATCTGGAGGCGATGCTGTATTTACTGTAACTGACAATACATTACCTTGGAACTTAGAAGTAACAACCAGAGCAGCTGGCGTAGTAGAGCAGTGGGATACAACAAGAAACTACACTATAAACTCTACAACTACCTCGCTCTCTGTATTCTCTCAGTAAGTCCAGTACTAGCTGAAGAGCCAAAAGTCAATAATAGCTCCAATCCCGTGGCCGCAGCGACTGGAAATGTGACCAATTCGGCAATACAATTTCAGAACAATGGAGCGTCTTCTAGACAATCATATGGACCATCCATACAATGTAATGGAAGCACAATGACTTTTAGTCCTTTCTATATGGGTAACCATGTAAACCCCTACTCAGCAGACGAAGATACACGAAAACTGTATCCTTCAAGCTATCAGCTAAATGAAAATTGGGGGTTTCAAATAAATTTCATGGTACCACTTGACAGAGAGGGTTTAAAACAATGCAAAGATATAGCTAAACGACAAGAAGAAAAAATGCGTTTAGACTATGAACTTGTTCGTGCATTAAAATGTGCAGAACTACAACAAAAGGGCTTTACTATCCGCCCTGGAACAAGAGTTTACGGATTATGTTCCGACATTGTTCCTATACAATCATTATTACCAAAGAAAGATGTTAGCACTACTAAAACCAATCGTTTTAACCTTTTTAAAAAGCGATAAATTTAAATTTTTTATCGTGGATATCCTAGAAAAACTTGTAGAGCAAAGTGACAATACTCTTGATGACAAAGTTTTAGTTATGGTCAAGAAAGGATTAGACATAGAATAATGAACAAAGCAACTGAATCACAGTTTAACGAACTGCATCAGTTGGTCACACAAGAGTTTTTAGATAGAGTTAAGGGTGGTGAGGCAACTACCCAAGATTTAAAAGCAGCCTGTGATTGGCTGAAAGCAAATGATATAAGCGGTGTTGCATACGAAGGCAACCCATTAGCAAAATTAGCAAACGTATTACCTGAAGTAGACCCAGATCTAGTTCAAAGGAGATTATATGGCAGAAACCGCTGAATATTATCGTAAAAATAAAAAAGCTAGACAGAAACGTTTAGTTCAGCAAACTAAATACAATAAAACTGATAAGGGTAAAAGCATTATTAAAAATGCACAGAAGCTTCGAGCTAAATTAGAGATACCAAAAGGTTCCAAAATGGATGCAGCCCACTATAAAGGCAGCAAAACCAATGGCAGACCACAACACAGATCTAAAAACAGACAAAGCAGAACTAAAAAATGACCCCTTTACTACCTAGTCCAGAACATTACTTACACAACTTAATAACCATGACAAGTTCAGAATCTAAACGGCTCTGGAGAAGAGCTATCAAAGAGCACTTCAACTGTACATGTGTTTATTGCGGAGGAAATTATGAATTACACGAACTTACACTTGACCATGTCAAGCCTAGAACACTTGGCGGAGAAGATTTACAATCAAATCTTGTACCCGCATGTAGAAAATGTAATCAGGATAAAGGTAGTATGAACTGGCTGTATTGGATGCGTAGCACGTTTGGACACATCCCACAGCGAGAGAAAAGAATATTAGATCATATTGCATATGAGTGACGTTTTAACCGCCTTACAGGGCGATTTCAAGCTGTTTCTGCAAGCTTTGTGGGACCAGCTTGATCTACCCCAACCTACTAGAGCACAATATGCCATCGCAGACTACTTACAATCAGGACCCAAGAGACTCCAGATTCAAGCTTTTCGAGGTGTTGGTAAATCTTGGATTACTGGTGCTTTTGTGTTATGGACCTTGTTCAAAGATCCAGAAAAAAAAATAATGATTATATCTGCATCTAAAGAAAGAGCAGATAACATGTCTATATTTTTACAGAAACTAATCATAGAGACACAGTGGCTCAAGCATCTACAGCCTAAAAGTGATGATGCACGTTGGTCACGTATATCATTTGATGTTAACTGTGCACCTCACCAGGCACCCTCAGTTAAGTCTGTGGGTATCACTGGTCAGTTAACTGGATCTAGAGCTGACCTCATGATTTTAGATGATATAGAGGTGCCAGGAAATAGTATGACTGAACTGATGAGAGAGAAACTCTTACAGCTCTGTACTGAAGCCGAATCTATTCTTACACCTAATGATGATAGTCGCATTATGTATCTGGGAACACCCCAGACTACTTTCACAGTATATAGAAAACTTGCTGAACGGAACTACCGTCCCTTTGTATGGCCAGCTCGTTTTCCTAAAGATTCAACGCCATACGAGGGACTACTAGCACCACAACTACAGGAAGACATTGACAATGGAGCATCAGCTGGAGATTGCACAGATCCAGACAGATTTAGTGACGAAGATCTCCTACAAAGAGAAGCAGCAATGGGACGTAGTAACTTTATGCTACAGTTCCAACTTGACACAACTCTTAGTGACGCTGAGAAGTTCCCTCTTAAAATGGCTGACCTCATTGTTACTAGTGTTAATCCTACTAAAGCACCCGACAATGTCATATGGTGCTCAGATCCCAGAAACGTCCTTAAAGACTTACCTACCGTTGGACTTCCAGGAGATTATTTCTATTCGCCTATGCAACTGCAAGGAGAATGGACAGAGTATGATGAAACAATCTGCTCCGTTGACCCATCAGGGCGAGGAACAGATGAAACTGCTGCTGCCTATATATCCCAAAAAAACGGGTTCCTCTATTTGCATGAAATGCGAGCATACAGAGATGGGTACAGTGATAATACCTTGCTCGATATCCTTAAAGGTTGCAAAAAGTATAACGTTACAACATTGGTTATCGAAACAAACTTCGGAGATGGTATCGTAAGTGAATTATTTAAAAAACATATACAACAAACAAAACAACAGATTCTTATTGATGAGGTTCGTGCAAATGTTCGGAAGGAAGACAGAATCATTGACTCGCTTGAACCTATTCTTAACCAGCATCGTCTTATTGTTGACCGTGGGGTTATTGAGTGGGATTACAGCTCAAACAAAGACAGTGCACCTGAAAGTAGGCTCCTCTATATGCTCTTTTACCAGATGAGCCGTATGTGTCGTATGAAGTTTGCAGTGAGACATGATGACAGGTTAGACTGTCTAGCTCAAGGCGTTAAATACTTTACCGATGCATTATCTATTTCAGCTCTTGAACAGATCAAACTACGTAAACGTGAAGAGTGGGATGACATACTGCAAGCTTTCCTAGATGACCCACAGTCAAGTGCTAATCATCTAGTGTTAGGGATGGATGTAGACCAAAGACAACAAGCCCAAGGTAACGTAGACGGGAACTCAGTCCCCACCTGGACTTAGGCAGAGGTCGGAATAAGAGGGGGAAGGAGAAGGGTGGACTTCTTTCTCTGTAAAGGGGAGACACAACCTCCTCTTTACTTTAATATCCGTTAATGATATTACTTTAAAGCACCTCTCTCTATCTAAGTAAACGAACTGTAATAATTAGATAGTGATATTACGTATTATACATGATATATGCCTAAGTTAAAACTAGATCGTTTTAGACGTATCTACAAGAGTCTGAAGACTCCTTGGAAACCATTGAACTGGATCATACTGGGTTACTTGATAGGGATAGAACAACAGTATATTAGCATACGAACTAAGCAAACTGTGGATGAGGCTATAAGTAATTACAAAAAAGAAGTGTTAGACGAGGTCAAGAAGCCAACGGTAGTGATGAAAAAGACAGATGACGGCTGGGAAATGTCGATAGGTGAAGTCGATAAAAAATGACATAAATTTCTCTAGCCAGTATATATAGTCGTACCGCCAAGGTCACCCCCTGCGGCCCCTGGCCGATTTTTACAGGGTCGCTAGTCTCTTAGACTATCTCACAATGCGACTATGACTAGGTTTTTACCGTGTGAAAGGGTGTTAAATTGGTATTTTGTAGGTATAAATGCCTATATATAGTACATTTGTACTAGTATTTAGCCGTGGCCTGGGTTTTTGTGTCTCAATATCTAGAGATCTGTAGGCTTTTAATATTTGTTGCTACTTTGTACGGTTACCCGTACTTTTTATATTTGCTTTATTCTGTAAGTACTGGCAATATAAATATTAAGTACTCGTTAAGAGTTACTTATCAACTTGTCATTCATTCACCCTTTAATTATGACTGCACAAACAGACACAAACAAAGTCATTCAAGTTTACATAGAAAACCATTACGGAACACCTTACAACTATGTAAAAGACGAGGCCCAGGCCGAAGCACTCGAAGCACTAACAAAAAAGAAAACTCTTGACCGTTACGACTTCAGAGCACTTGAAAAACTTGGCTATACTATTGAATTAGTTATGTCACCAAAAGTAAGTTTAAATACTATTAAATAGTTATGGACACTTTAAGAGAATTTCAAGAGCCCAAAGAGTTACACTTCGGGGAAGCTTTTCTAAATTATGTGTATGAATATTACGGCCACGGCGGTATTTTTGATATGGGGGCAACCCCGCTTCAAATAGCAGAGGCTACAGTTTACCGACTCACTGACCGTGAATATACAGATAAGCCTTTTTTAGGTGACACTATGGACCGTGAATATGTACGGGACATATTAAAAGCGTTGTTTAAATTGGATTATGTCTAATGATTGATCTTTCAATACCTTATTATTCAGGGGAAAAACTACCAAAAGATTTTCAAGATTGGCTAGATACATTACCAAAAGGTTATAACTGGCAATCTAACAACCTGGGAAAAAATCAGAGTACTTATACTTTTTATAAGGTAAATACTGATGATTAGTAAGTTTAATGTATTACGAGACTATGTAGTAACTTATACGACCTGGGGAACTAGGGACGATATAAAAACCTACAACGTTAAGGCGGTTAATGAGATTAACGCTTTAATGATGTTTCACAATAAACGCATAGCGTTAAAATCACACATTACGGGGGTTACACAATGTCCAGTCAAAAACTAACAACGGCACGCTATTTACTTAAACAAGTACAAATAAGGCGTTTAAAATTGTTAGGTGTTGGCCCTGAGTTAACATCTAACCAACTAGCAGAATATAAAATCTGCGAAAGAGCCATTAAAGAACTAGACGCAATTATTGACGAGGTCGAACCCGTAACGCTTTACGCTTTAACGGGACCGCCTGAGCTTCCATCTATTGCCCGTGGCGATACCTGGGCACAATCAAAAGTAAACCCTGACCATTTAAACAAATGACCACCAAAAAACCCGCACTTGTCAAAACTGAATCAGCAATTGACGCTCAGAGAGCCTTATTTAGAAAATACGGTCAAGAGCGATGGAACATCATTAAATTAATTTTAGATGTTGCCGAACATACAACAATAGACAACAGTTTAGAAGATACTATTGTTTATTTATGTCATGAAGTCGTCAAAAAAGATAAACCTTTTCAAGTTGCACAAGAGCGTTTATATAAATTAACGCCCTGCACTTGTGACAATGACGACTAACAACAAGTAAAAAAGTTAAAGGCTTTTTTGGGCGGTTCAATTCCGCCCTTTACTATTGCCGCTCACTGAGAGCGGTTCAACTTAAAAAATGGTATTAGTTCACATTACCAAAAAATCTAATAATCGGAAAGTCGGACCAATACCGACAACGACAACTGAAGCGGCATCTTGCCCGCCGTCTTGTCCCTTTATTAATAGCGGTTGCTACGCTAAAAGCGGCCCGCTTGCTTTACACTGGAAAAAAACAAGTAACGGCACACAAAAAAATTTAACCGACTGGGCGGGTTTATGTTCATTTATTGAGCAACAACCACCTAACCAGTTAATAAGGTTAAACCAGGCGGGGGACCTACCCCACCAAAACGGCGTTATTGATACCTTTTTATTAAAGCAATTAGTAAAAGCTAATAAGGGCCGTAAGTCTTATACTTATAGCCACCATAAACACACGCCCCATAACATAAAGGCATTACAACAAGCCAATAAGTCAGGGCTCACAATAAATGT